ATTCTCAGCCATGGACAACCTTGGAGCGTCTAGCGTTTCAAGCAGTTTTACCGTTCCAGCAAATGTGAGCGCAGTAAAACACATAACAATAGCCTTATGCGCTGACGCAGTCGAGGAATTCGTTCCTATGTGTCAGTTATCAGGAAATTCATTAAGGGATGGTTCGGCAGTATTTGCCGGTCAAGCCTTTAGTGCAATAACTAGTGGGGCCGCTTCTAACTCTATGGCTTATGATACTAACCTAAGTGTTGTATCTGGAAACAGTCTAGAGATCGGAATAGCCACAACTTCAGCGGCAACCATTGACGCAGTAGTTACCCTTCAATTCGAATAATGGCAGAGAAAGAATACACGCCATGGAGTCGGGAATCCGAAGACGGTCTCATCACGTCGGCAGTCGACTCTCATGTTAGCGTTAGCCAAAATGTAGTCCCAGCTTTAAACGTTGGAACTATTGACAAGCTATCTGGCAAATGGAATGGGGTCACCGTTTCGGATAGCACTTTCCTAGTAGATCCAACTCATGCCGGTATTCCTAATGGTGCTGCAGTACTAAGTCCACAACAAGCAGACCGTGAATTTATTAACATGACTGGTTTTCGAGATTTGTTTATTGCTGTCAAACCTAGTAATGGGGGAAACTTTGCTATTCAGGCGGTTATGGGGCCAGATTCCTATAACTATTCTAATCTAAATCCAGTTAATGCAGCAGCATTACTCAGAGGGAACATTGTAACATCCCCTCAGGATTTTAATAGTGTGTTAACTGACTCATCAGAATCTTTAACAGTTGACGTATGGAATATATTTGTAATTACAAGTAATTTAGCTAATCAAAAACTATTACAATTTAAGATTACTAATAACTCTGGCGGTAATTCAGATATACAATTTGCAGCTTTGCGTGTTGTATGAAACTTCCTGACGTTGACGAGTTAGTTAAAAAAATAGACTGGTTTGAAACTGCTAAAATTGTTATGCCAATAGTTCAACCTTTTGTTCAAGGTGCCTTATGGTATGGTTTTACTAATTTTGATAAAAGGGCACAAGCACTTTCTAGATTTATCGCAATAGCTGAAGTAATACCGGCAGTAGATCTAAATCTACCTCGAGGTGTTGTTTTAGCTTCTATGTATGATGGCATTGAGGATGCTCTAGCTATTTGGGCTAAATTGGTTAATGCTATTGGAGAAATACCACAAGCAGTAAAAGACTTAGTTGAGGAAACTGTAGAACAGGTCGAAGAAATAATTCCAGATAAAGAGGATGTAGTAGAACCCGTTCAAGAGGCTTCTCATGAATTTCAGGGTGCTATAGCTGACTGTAAAGCCAATGCTCAAAGAGAATTGGGTTGGGCCGCTTATCCACTATTAGGGGCACCGTGGATTGTAGCTTGTATGCTTCAAAAAGGATTTAAAATAAATTTAAAAGATGTTAAGGATAAATACTTCTAATGAACGATATACAATTTCTTATTGTATGGATTATGAGCTTTTTATTATACTTAGTCATTTATACATATTGGATACCGTTAAAGACACAAAAAAAGATTGAATTATGGTTATTAAGCTCCGAGTCTGATGACGCCCTTAATCAAGGGTTAGAAGTTATAGTTAAGAGCATTAGAGAACAAACACTTCAAGATTTTGAAGAGTTTATGCTGCCACGTGCGAGAGAAAGTTTACAAAAATTCTGGAGTGGTGCCATGGGTAATGCTGCTAAAGAATTGGGGAAAGGCGAGGAAGGATCTCAATTAAGTTTATTACATAATATGACAAAAGATTTAAGCGGTCAACCATGGTACGTACAAGCTGCCGCGTCTAAACTACTTCCAATCATACAAAACGCAAGTAATACGGGCAAAAACGCATCAGAAACACTTTCTAAAGGCTTAGGAATGCGTAAATAGTACAAAATAACACATTTAATTAATTAATTGTTTAACTAATCTATTATTATATATATGAAGGGTTATTATTTTTACTAAAAAACCATTGGGGTTCATATACTACTTTTTATAATTCGTATTATCGAAAGTAATAATCCCTTTGTTTTTTGGGTGGACCCTTTTTCATACATATAATTAATTAACCAAATAATTAATATACCCTACTCCTATAGGAAAAAATGGTGAGACATAAAAAACAGGTTGGCCGACCTGCTAAAACGGACAGCACAGGAAACATAATAGAATCTAAAACGATTAATGTTAACGTTCCTGTTAAATTGGTTGAGTTTTTAAAAGAGATGCAAGTAAACAGATCTGAGATGTTTACTAAAGTTGTAAGTGACATGTATGACGGGTTAATATGCCCTAGATGTTATTCAGAGGGTGAGTCTGGGCCTGTAGGGGTTCAATGTGTTACCTGTTCTAATAACTATTCAAAACGAACCGGTGAGATAAGGACTTTTTGGTTAACGTTTCATAAATGTTTAAATCCAGATTGTATTAAAATGTATAGCGAAGATAATTTATTTGCTACGTATAGCGATCCGGATGATGTCGCTCTAGGTTTAGTCAATCCTGTTAAAGGTTGTCAGAGTTGCCTAAAATAGATTGTAAGGGCGGGTGTGGCAGACAAATACGCAACCCTCCAAGTTATAAAATAACTGGATATTGTGCTAAATGTTTAGGGACCGCGCATAAATAACAGAATTTAGATATTGGTGTATGGTATTACGGGCTAAGAGAGCTAAAAATGGCCGCATGATGTATTTTAAAGATAACAAACTTATCTCTAAAGCAAGATATCAAGCTGCTAAGGGTCGAACACGAATGAAACGCACTAACAGATCTCCAGCCCGTAAGTCCTCTAACGGAGTTAAAAGAATGAAAAAATCATTACCACATCCAAGCGTGACAGGTATGGCGTCAGGATTAGCTATAGCTGCATACCTTAACAACGCTACCGCGTCTAAATCTATGAGAGGCGAAGGCGTCATAAAAGATATAACAGACGGTGAATTAGGAAAAGCGTTTGGCACCTTATCAGGAAACGCAATTGACATGATTGGCACCGATACAGGTAGAAAGACATTAGTGACCGCTGGAGGTGTAGCGCTCTTAGGAGCTTTCGCACGTCGGCAGTTTCCACAACTAAAACTAGGAGGAAGTAAACTTTACTTCAGAATATAAATGGCAATCGTAATAAGTAGATCCGAAACACAACTAACAACCACCGCTGGGGTATTCTCAGCCATGGACAACCTTGGAGCGTCTAGCGTTTCAAGCAGTTTTACCGTTCCAGCAAATGTGAGCGCAGTAAAACACATAACAATAGCCTTATGCGCTGACGCAGTCGAGGAATTC